GTCAGAGCCCATCCGCCCTAAACCCTTGCGGCGCAAGGGATCTCACACGTCTTATCTAAGACGCGCCCTAAAACCGTTTAACACGGTTTAGTGGTATTTAAACTAAACTCGGTTTCGTTTAACTGAGTGCTAGTCACGTTCGCTGAGTTTGCAGCGATCAGGGGTTGCAGCAAGGGGGCAGTGACCCATGCGACCAAGAGCAGGATCGCTGCTGCTGTGGTGGTCAAAGACAACAAGCGGTGGCTGGATCGCGACCTAGCGCTGGAGCTGTGGAACAAGAACACGGTTGCCAATGCGCAGAGCAAGGTGAGCCGCCCGGATCCTGTGGTTGAGGCGGTGCCACCACCACGCGACGCGGCTGAGCTGAAGAAGCGTGTGCAGGGTCTGCCGGATGATGCGATCCCGGATCTGAATGAGAGCAGGGCACGGCGTGAGCACTACCAAGCGGAGCTGGCGAAGCTGCAGGTGACGCAGCAGCGCGGAGAGCTGGTGCCTGCTGATGAGGTGAAGAAGGAGGCTTTTAAGGTTGGCCGCGGCGTGCGGGAAGCATTGGCGAATTTGGCGGATCGGTTGAGCCACCAGCTGGCTGGTGAGACGGATCCGACCGTGATCCATCAGGTGCTGACGCAGGAGCACCGTGCAGCGCTGGTGGAGCTGTGCAATGAATAGCGCGTGGCGTGATGGCTTCATGGAGGGCCTGCGCCCTGAGCAGCCGCTAACGGTGAGCGAGTGGGCCGATCGGTATCGGCGGCTGAGCAGTAAGGCAAGCGCGGAGCCGGGCCCGTGGCGCACCGATCGCACGCCGTACCTGCGCGAGCCGATGGACTGCCTGAGCAGCGAGAGCACGGTGCAGCGGGTGGTGATGATGTTCGCGGCGCAGACCGGCAAGACGGAAGCCGGCAGCAACTGGCTGGGCTATGTGATCGACCATGCACCAGGCCCGATGCTGTGCGTGCAGCCGACAGTGGAGATGGCGAAGCGGCTGAGCAAGCAACGGCTGGAGAGCATGATCACGGAGACACCGTGTCTGGCGGAGAAGATCGCACCTGCTAGGGCGCGGGACTCCGGCAACACGATGTTCAGCAAGGAGTTCAGCGGCGGCATCATGCTGCTGACAGGGGCCAATAGCGCGACGGGTTTGCGATCAGCGCCGTGTCGGTACCTGTTCTGCGATGAGGTGGACGGCTTTCCCAGTGATGTGGACGGCGAGGGCGACCCGGTGGCGCTGGCGGAGCGCAGGACGACGACGTTTGCGCGGCGGAAGATCCTGCTGACCAGCACGCCAACCGTTAAGGATTTCAGCCGGATCGAGGCGGAGTATCTGCGCAGCGATCAGCGGCGGTTCTATGTGCCATGCCCGAAGTGCGGCGCGATGGAATGGTTGAAGTGGGGCCAGCTGAAATGGGATGACCGCAAGCCGGAGACGGTGCGCTATCAGTGCGAGCACTGTGGCGAGCGATTCGAGGAGCTGCACAAGCCGGCAATGCTGCGTGCTGGTGAGTGGCGTGCAACGGCACCGGCAGGCAATGGCCGAACGGCTGGCTTCCAGTTGAGCGGGCTCTACAGCCCACTGGGCTGGTGCAGTTGGGAGCAGCTGGTGGATGATTTCCTACGGGCTAAGGGCGATGCACCGGCGCTTAAGGCGTTCGTGAACACGCGACTGGCGGAGACATGGGAAGAGGACTATGCGGCGAAGATCAGCGCCGATGGATTGATGGAGCGCCGGCTCGCGTATCGCAGTGGGCTGTGCCCTGCTGGCGTGGTGCTGCTCACTGCTGGCGTCGACGTGCAGGACAACCGGCTAGCGGTGACGGTCTGGGGATGGGGTGAAGGCGAGACGGGCTGGATGATCTGGCATCAGGAGCTGATGGGTGACCCAACGCAGACGGAGGTATGGGGCCAGCTGGATCAGGTGCTGGCGACTGAGTGGGACACGGAGAACGGCAAGATGTTGAAGGTCGCGCAGATGGCTGTGGACTCTGGCGGCCACTGCACGCATGAGGTTTACCGGTATGTGCGCGACCGCGTGAGTCAGGGCGTGGTGGCGATCAAGGGCAGCAGTAGGCGCAACAGCCCAGCCGTTGGCAAGGGCAGCAAGGTTGATGTGAACTGGCGTGGCAAGGTGCTGAAGCGTGGCGTGACGCTGTATCAGCTGGGCACCGACACGATCAAGACGACGCTGTTCGGTCGGCTGCGCCACAACCAACAGGCTGGCGGGTTGAACTTCGGCATGGCTGCTGATGATGAATACTTCAGGCAGGTGACCAGCGAACGGCAGGCATTGCGGTATCACCGCGGGTTCCCGATTCGTGAATGGGTAAAGAAGGCAGGCGATCGTAACGAGGCGCTGGATTGCATGGTCTATGCGTATGCGGCGATGTTGTTGTTTGGACGGCGGATGAACCAGGCAACGATGTGGGATCAGTTAAGAGTGCAACTGGAGGAAGGCAAGAGAGCACCGCTAAGATCAAGGAAGAGAGCAGCACCTGCGGCTGCGCCAGCGTTCGTGAGCAACTGGTGAGGCCGTGAAGATCCCTGCATCAATCCGATCCGGCGACACGATCCAGTGGCGGGATGATGCTGGCGTCGACAACCTGGGCAACACCGTTGGCAGCGCGGACTACACGTTGACCTACTGGCTGCGCACCAACACGGCAAGCGAAGGCGCGAACGTAACTGGCACGGCATACGGCACGGGTTGGGAGTTCACGATCTCGGCGGCCACCAGCGGCGGATTCGATGCAGGCCAGTGGTATTGGCAGGCGATTGCGAGCAAGGCCGGCTCAGTGATCACGCTCGGTGCAGGGCAGCTGACAGTTGAGCGGGCGCTGAGCTATGCAGGCACACCCGGTGCGGTTGATGGCCGCACGCAGCTCGAGCAGGATCTGGCGGCTGTGCAGGCTGCAATCCGATCGCTGATCAGCGGTGGTGCAGTGCAGCAGTACAGCATCGGCAACCGCAGCCTGAGCCGTTACAGCTTGAATGATCTGATGGCGCTGGAATCTAAGCTGAAGGCTGAGGTGAAGCGAGAACAGATGGCGCAGCTGATGGCCAATGGTCTCGGCAATCCGCACAACCTATTCGTGAGGTTCTGATGGGATTGCGCACGCGGCTGTTCAAGGCAATGGGGTTTGAGCCGGTACGACCCCAGCGGCGTGCGTATCAGGGTGCGCGTGTCAGCAGGTTGACGGCTGACTGGGTGACCAGTGGCACGAGTGCTGACAGCGAGATCAAGAGCAGCTTCAAGGCGCTGCGCAATCGTGCGCGTCAGCTGTGTCGCGATAACGACTATGCGCGGCAGGCATTACGGGCGATCCAGAACAACGTGATCGGTCATGGCATCCGCCATCAGGGGCAGGTGCGGATGCTCCGTGGTGGCCGATTGGATGAGGCGATCAACGGCCAGATTCATGAGGCATGGGAGAAGTGGATGCACAAGAGCCGCTGTGATGTAAGCGGCATCCTTGGCTTCCATGACATCGAGCGCCTGCTGGTGCGCTCATTGGCCGAGAGCGGCGAGGTGTTCATCAGGATGATCCGCCGGCCGTTCGGCGACAGCAAGGTGCCGTTTGCGTTGCAGGTGCTCGAGGCTGATTACCTGATTGACGACGACATCCCGCAAGCTGCTGAAGGGAACACGGTGCGGATGGGCATCGAGGTGGATGGCTACCTGCGTCCGCAGGCTTACCACTTCTACGCGAACCATCCTGGCGATACCTACGCCGGCAACCCGCGCACCAATGGCCGCCGCGTGCGTGTTCCTGCTGATGAGGTGATCCATCTGTTCCTGCCCGAGCGGCCGGGGCAGACACGTGGCGTGACGTGGTTTGCATCGGCGCTGATGCGGCTGCACATGCTGCAGGGCTACGAGGAGGCTGAGGTGGTGCGCGCTCGTGCAAGTTCGGCGCTGATGGGCTTCATCAGCAGCCCTGAAGGTGAGTTGATCGGTGATGAGGTTTACGAGGGCGACCGGGTGAGCGAGTTCACTCCCGGTGTGTTCAAGTATCTGGCTCCTGGTGAGTCGGTATCGGTGCCGGATCTGAATGCACCTGATGGCCAGCTGGAACCGTTCACGCGTTCGATGCTGCGTGCTGTGGCAGCTGGCGTTGGCGTCAGCTTCGAGAGCATCAGCAAGAACTTCTCAGAGAGCAACTACAGCAGCAGCCGGTTGAGCCTGCTAGAGGAGCGCGACACGTACCGCGTGCTGCAGCGCTACATGGTGGAGAACTTCCACCAGCAGGTGTTTGAGGCATGGCTTGACATGGCCGTACTGAGCGGCACACTGAATTTGCCGGGGTATGAGACCAACCCGGATCGCTACCGCGCCAGCCGGTGGGTGCCGCGCAGCTGGGAGTGGGTGGACCCGCAGCGTGAGGTGGATGCCTACAAGACCGCTGTGCGCTGTGGCTTCAAGACACTGGGCCAAGTGATCGCAGAGCAGGGTGGTGACCTTGAGGATGTGCTGGTGGCACGTCAGGCCGAGCTGGCCATGCTCGATGAGATGGACATCGTGACGGATACAGATCCGAGCGAGGTCACCGAAGGCGGCGCAGTCCAGGTGGCGAAGATGCCAGGCAGTGAGCCTGCATTTGACGAGACTGATGCGCCGATGGATGAAGAGGAATACGAAGAAGAATCCGTGCTTGAGGATCCAACTGAGGCGCCTGAGGACTGATGGCAATCGTTGCTGGCGAGCAGATCGACCTGATGCCAACTGATGGCATGAGGGAAGAAGCGCAGCGCTATCGCGACTGGAAGGATGATGGCGAAGCTGGCGGCACTGAGGTGGCCGCGGCCAGAGCGCGTCAGATCCTCAGCGGTGATGAACTGAGCGCCGACACTGTGATCACGATGGCGGCATGGTTTGCGCGCCATGAGGTTGACAAGCAAGGCGAGGGCTTCAGCCCTGATGAGGATGGATACCCATCACCCGGCCGCGTTGCATGGGCGGCATGGGGCGGCGATCCCGGTCAGAGTTGGGCTAACGCAAAGGCCGATAGAATCAAGGCATTGCAGGATAGAAAGATGGAAGAGGCGCGGCCTTATCCAAATGAGCACGCTGCCCGTATGACTGACCCCGATCAGTACGACGAACTGCGTCGTGAGAACAACGCTGGTGGTGAAGGCGTTGATTTCATCTATGGCATCAAGGAAGGCGAGAGCGAGATTCAAGCAGTGCGGTTCGATGCGCAGCAGTTCACGCCTGACGAGGCGCGCCAATGGCTGGCTGACAACGAGATGGATCCCATCATGTTTGAGGAGGCCACTGGCGAGGAGCGCACCATGCCCGGCATCGGTCGCCACCAGCGTGCAGAGCTCACCACCTTCGATGAGGTGGAGGATCGCACCTATGAATTCCCCTTCAGCTCTGAGTTTCCTGTTGCCCGTTACTTCGGCAACGAGATTCTGAGCCATGACATCAAGGCTGCTGATCTCAGCCGCTTGAACGATGGCGCACCGCTGCTGTTCAACCACAACCCGGATCGCGTGATCGGTGTTGTTGAACGCGCCTATATCGATGGCAAGAAACGACGCGGTTACGCTCGAGTGCGGTTCAGCCGCAACCCATTCGCTCAGGAAGTCTTGAGCGATGTCAAGGATGGCGTTTTACGAAACGTCTCCTTTGGCTACTCCATTGACAAAATGGAGGAACGCGGCAGCGGCGACTTTGTTGCTACTGCCTGGTCTCCTTATGAGGTCTCGGTTGTGTCGGTGCCGGCTGATCCCGGCGTCGGCATTGGCCGAGCCCTTGAGGCCGAGTCCGCTGCTCCGGCAGCACCAACACCCGATCCCATTCCTTCAATGGAAAACACCACCACTGATCTGGCCGTGGTGCGGGCCGAAGCCGCTGAGGCTGAGCGCTCCCGCATCGCTGGCATTTCTGCACTGTGCGACAAGCACAACATGACCGATCTCGGTCGCCAGCTGATCGAGTCTGGTCGTTCTATCGACGAGGCCCGCGCTGCTGTGCTCGACAAACTCGACATCAAACAGGAGCCTGTGACCATGAGCGCCGCTGAAATCGGCCTCACAGAGAAGGAGAGCCGCAGCTTCTCCTTCCTGCGTGCCATCAACTATCTCGCCAACCCCACCGATCGCTCGGCTCGTGATGCTGCTGCATTCGAGATCGAGGCATCTGATGCTGCTGCTGCAAAGCTCGGCCGCCAGTCCCGTGGCATCACCATCCCTCAGGATGTGCTGCGCCGTGACCTGACCGTTGGCGCCGCAACCGCTGGCGGCAACCTGGTGGCCACCGAGCTCGATGCCGGCAGCTTCATCGATCTGCTGCGCAATGCATCCGCTCTGGATCAAGCTGGCGCCACCGTGCTGACCGGCCTTACCGGTAACGTCGCCATCCCCCGCCAGTCCGGTGCTGGCACCGCTTACTGGGTGGCTGAATCCGGCTCGCCCACCGAAAGCCAGCAGACCGTGGATCAGGTCAGCCTGACCCCCAAGACTGTTGCGGCCTTCACCGACTACAGCCGTCGCCTGATGATCCAGTCCTCCATTGATGTGGAGAACATGGTGCGTAGCGATCTGGCCCGTGTGCTGGCGCTCAAGATCGACCTGGCCGGTCTCTATGGCACTGGCTCCAACGGTGAGCCCCTCGGCCTGAAGCTGACCACCGGCATCGGCACCGAGAACTTCGCCGCCACTATCCCCACCTTCGCTGAGGTGGTGGCACTGGAGAGCGACGTGGCAACTGCCAACGCACTGCTCGGCAGCCCCGTCTACCTGATGAACGCTGCAATGCGCGGCGGTCTGAAGACCAAGGCCAAGGACGCAGGTTCCGGCCTGTTCGTCATGGAAGGCAACGAGGTGAACGGCTACCGCGGTGTGCTGTCCAATCAAGTTGAATCTGGTGATCTGTGGTTCGGCAACTTCGCTGATCTGATCATCGGCTACTTCTCTGGCCTGGATCTGATGGTTGACCCCTACACCCACAGCACCTCCGGCACCGTCCGCGTGGTTGCAATGCAGGATGTGGACATCGCCGTTCGCCATCCTGAATCCTTCAGCCGCGGCAACGACACCCTCTGATCATGTTGATCAAGGTCCTACGGCAAACGATGCTGGCGGGCCGGGTCGTCAGAGTTGGGGAAGTCCTAGAGGCTTCCTCCTCTGACGCCAAGCTTCTGATCGGTATCGGCAAAGCTGTGGAAGCCATCGCACTGGTGGCTGATGTGGTTCAGGAACAGCCTGAGCCGGTTCGCAAACCTTCTACCCCCAGACGGAGGGCTAAACAATGACCATCCATAACCTCGGTTCCAAAACCGATCTGCTCGAGCTGCACAACAACGCAGTGGTGGCATCCACCGGCGCTGGCACCCCTGCCAACGTTGATCTGGTGGACTATGAAGGTGACATCGCCTTCATCATCGATGCCGCTGCTGCCGGCTCTGGCGTCACCCTGACCGCCAAGATCCAGCACAGCAACACCACCACCTCTGGTGATTTCGTTGATGTGACCGGTGGCGGCTTCACTGCTGCTGCTGCTAACACCGCGTTCCAAGAGAAGATCTACCTGAACAGCAACGACCTGCGTCGCTATGTTCGCGTGCTCTTCACTGTGACCGGCGGCACTGGCACCGGCGCTGTTTCGGTGGTGGCTCTCGGCTCTAAGAAGTACAGCTGATGGCGTTCACAGAGAATCTGGATGGGTTCTTGGCTGATTTTGGCGTCACCTGTACGGCTGGCGCCATTACGGCTAAAGGCATCCTGGACATGCCAAGCCAGGTGATCAGCGATGGAATGGTGCTCACCACTGACTTCACGCTGACTGCCAGATTCTCCAACTTCGGCAGTCTCGTTCGCGGCGATTCAATCACCGTGGACGGGACTGCTTACACCGTGAGAGAGACGATGCTTGTCAGCGACGGCAAGTTTGTTGAAATCGCACTGCAGAAGACATGAGCGGTCCTTTCAAGGTCAACACTCGCAGCCAGTGGACAGCGCTCAATCCAGTGCTGATGGCGGGAGAACCTGGCGTTGAAAGCGACACCAAGAATTTAAAGATTGGCGACGGCCGCACACCATGGGCGGTGTTGCCATATCACGGCTGCCCTGGGTACTGGGGCTCCTTCTGGGATGAAACCTCACAGGTAGCAGCCCTAGCCAACACGGCCTACCCCATCAAGCTGCGGCAATCTGATGCGACAAGCCGCGGCGTGAAGATCATCTCAGACGGTCGCATCACAGTCGACCATCCAGGGATCTACAGCATCACCTTCTCAATTCAGTTCAGCAACAGCGACGCTCAGATTCACGACATTAACGTGTGGCTGCGCAAGAACAACGCCGGCAGCCTTGGTGATGTAGCGGCTAGTGACAGTCGGTTTAGCATCATCTCAAGCCATGGTGGCGTTGATGGCAACGTGATCGGCACCGTGAACTTCGTCATGGGTTTGACCACGAACGACTACATCGAGCTGATGTGGTCAACCACGAACGTTGCTGCCTACATCCACGCAGAGCCGGCCGGTAGCAGCCCGACACACCCCAGCATTCCCGGCATTATCTGCACAGTGGTTCAGGTGGCATCAGCATGACAACCAAGCGCGAGCAGGTTCTGGCAGCAATCCGCACGGCGTTGACCGGCACCACCGGCGTAAGCACCCGGATCTATCGCAGCAGGGTTGAACCTCTTGCGCGTGGCGAGACCCCCGCGATTGTGGTGGAGCCAATCAGCGATACAGCGCAACAGAACACAAGCCTGCCCACCTTGGACTGGAGCCTGACGGTACGGGTCGCCGTGATCGTGCGCGGCAACATCCCGGATCAGGTTGCGGATCCGATCGTGCAAGACATGCACGCCAAGCTGATGGCTGACCTAACGCTTGGCGGCTATGCGATCGACATCCAGCCACAGGGCGTGACGTTTGATCTTGCCGAAGCTGATCAACCTAGTGGTGTGATCGCCTGTGATTACGTCGTCCGCTACCGCACAAGCGTCACGAATCTGGCTGGGTAGACTGTTGCTAAAAGGGCTTGACCGATGCCGTTACTCAGCCGTAAGCGTCTGATCCTGACGAAGATCGAAGGGACGTATGGCACGGATTCAAGCCCGGCCGGAACTGATGCGCTGCTGGTGCGCAATCTTGAGGTGACGCCGATTGAGGCCGAGACCGTTAGCCGCGATCTGATCCGTCCGTATCTGGGCAACAGCGCTCAAATCCTGAGCCAGACGCGGGTGGTGTTGACCTTTGAGGTTGAGCTTGCAGGCTCCGGCACCTCCGGCACCGCCAGCAAGATGGATTCACTGCTGCGTGCCTGCGGTCTTGCTGCAACCACGACGGCATCGGATGTCACCGGCACGGCACAGGCTGGATCTGCTGGCAGCATCACGCTCGCTTCTGGTGCAAGCGCTACTGATGACTACTACAACGGCATGGTGATCAGCATCACCGGCGGTACCGGTAGCGGTAGCAAGGGCATCATCACTGATTATGTTGGCAGCAGCAAGGTTGCAACGGTTCAGAAGTCCACTGCAGCGTTCACGCCTGCAACATCCAGCACCTACAGCATCGAGGCCAATGTCGGCTACAAGCCGGTCAGCAGCAGCTTTGAAAGCGCGACCATCTACTTCAACAACGATGGTGTGCTGCACAAGGCAACTGGCTGCCGCGGCACCTTCAGCCTGAACCTTGAAGTGGGTCAGCTGCCCGTGGTGAATTTCACCATGACCGGCATCTACAACGCACCGACTGACACCGCTGCGCCTTCCACCACCTACAGCGATCAGGCAACACCCCTGATCTTCAAGGCTGGCAACACCTCGGCCGTCTCGGTACTCGGCTATGCCGATGCCTGCCTGCAGATGGTAAGCCTTGATGTGGCCAATGAGATCGTCTACCGCGAGCTGGTGGGTTGCACCAAGCAAGTGCTGATCACCAACCGCGCACCTGCTGGTGAAGTGATGATCGAGGCGCCGACCATCGCGGCGAAGGATTATTTCACCATCGCCAACGACGACACCACCGGCATCCTGAGCCTTCTGCATGGCACCACTGCCGGCAATCAGGTGTCGCTGCTGGCGCCCATTGTGGACATCGGCAACCCGTCCTACTCTGATCAGGACGGCATCCAGATGTTGACGCTGCCCTATGTGGCTATCCCGTCATCGTCTGGCAACGACGAGCTGGTGCTCACCTTCTCCTGATGGCTTTTGTTCTCAAGCAGTCTGCCTCCTATAAGTGGCCTGTCACCTGCAGGCTGCCGGTTGACGGGGGCAGATTTGAGAAGCAGACCTTTGAAGCTGTATTCAAGCGGCTGCCGCAAGCGCGGATCAATGAGATCCGCACTGAAGCGCAGCGCATGGTGAAGGCAGCAGAGCGCAGCGAGGCGATAGAGGATGGCATCACCGATCAGTCGATTGCGCACGAGGTGCTGATCGGCTGGTCTGGCATCCTTGATGACGATGGCGATGAGGTGCCATTCAGCGCAACCGCCTGCGAGCAGCTGTTGAACGTGCCGATGGTGGCGTCCGCTGTGATTGAGGCCTACTTCGACAGCGTGACGGGCAATAAAACAAAAAACTGATCGGGGCTGCGCATCATTGGGCGAAGGTTAAGGTCATCGACCAAACCGCCGATGATGCTGCAGCCTTCGGCCTTGAGATCGACATCACGCCTGAGGTGGATGATTTCGAGGTCGAACCTGATGCCTGGCCTGCTATTGAGATGTTCCTGCGATGCCAGACGCAATGGCGCAGCGGTGGCAATGGCTTGATCGGCTTGGATTATGGCGCCCTTGAGTGGGCCTTTAGACTGTATGGAGCAGACGACCCCGCCGCCATGCTGGAGGACATCCAGATCATCGAGGCGGAAGTGCTCACGATCATGCACGAGAGGGCAGACTGATGGCCATGAACATGACCGCTGCGGTCAATATCAAGGCCAGTGTTGACGGTCTGGCTCAGGTCCAAGGGCTCGAGAAGGCGCTCAACAAAGCAGACAAGCAAGCAAGCGGGCTAAGCGCAAGCTTCTCCAAGTTGGGCGCTATGGCTGGCAAAGCTAGTCAAGCAATGCTTGCGCTAGGTGCTGCTGCTATTGGTGGCGTAGCAGTGTTCGGCAAGCAAGCCATTGATGCGGCTGACAACATCAATGACTTAAGCCAGCGCACTGGTGTCGGCGTTGAGGCGCTAAGCAAGTTTGGCGCCGCAGCTGAAGACAGCGGCAGCAGCCTCGAGGAAATCGGCAAAGCAATGGGCAGGCTGGCCAGAGGAATAGCGGACTCATCATCTGCCACAAGCGAGGCGCTCCAGTCGATTGGGGTGAGCACGGTCGATTCAACCGGCAAGCTGCGTGGCGTTGATGCTGTGATGCTCGACATTGCTGACAAGTTCAGCAAGCTGCCAGAAGGGGCAGAAAAGACAGCCCTAGCAATGGAGATCTTCGGCAAGGCTGGCGCCAACCTGATCCCAATGCTGAATGGTGGTAGCGCTGCAATCAGCGAATATTCAGCGACCATCACAACCGAAATGGCGCAGGCGGCTGATGCGTTCAATGATGCGATCAATGCAATCATGCGTGAGCTTGCGGGGCCATTCAACGAAGCGGTAACAGCAGCGTTGCCATACATCACGCAGTTGGCGCAGCAGCTTGGTGAGTTCCTGCCAGTTGCCATCCAATCGCTGATCCCTGTGCTGCAAGGAATGTTGCAGGTACTGGCGCAGATCGGGCAGTGGTTCACATCGCTCAGCCCGGAGGTTCAGACCTTTGTAGTTGTGACTGCTGCATTGACGGCAGCATTCATCGCACTTGCGCCAGCGATCACGGCTCTGATCTCAGTGGCAACTGCCTTGGGTCCCATCATCGCCAGCGTGGCGGCCGCCATTGCTGCAGCACCTGCCGTCATCGCAGGATTCGTCGGTGCGCTTGCCCCTCTTGGTGCAGCGTTACTGACGCTGGGCAAGATTCTGATTGGTGTGTTCACCGGTCCGGTCGGCTGGGTGGCGCTTGCTGTTGCTGCTGGTGTTGCCATCTACGCCTTCCGCGACAAGATCGCAGCTGCGTTCGGTGTGATCGGCAAGATCCTTGCAGATGCTGCTGGTGCCTTCAAGCGCACGTTCGTGGATCCTGTGGTCAAACTCGCCGGTGACGTAGTAAAGGGCATTGCAAATGCCTTCCGTGGATTGGCCGATGCGCTGCGTTCGCCCTTCGATGCGGTAACGCGCTTCATCCGCAACATCTTCAACGGCTACCTATCGCTGGTTGAGAAGTTCATCAATAGCGCTGTAAACGGCATCAACAAGCTGATCTCTGCTGCTAATCGTGCGCTGGCAGCCCTGAAGCTGCCGAACATTCCGCTGGCGCCTACCGTCACCATTCCACGCTTTGCGCAGGGCGGCACCGTTGATCGGCCCACTCTGGCGATGGTGGGTGAAGGCGGCCAGCGTGAATACATCATCCCTGAGTCGAAGATGGCGCGGGCATCCGCCAACTACCTGATGGGCGCCCGTGGTGCTGGCGTGGTGCCGGGTGCCGCAAGCAGCGCCAGCCAAGGCAACACCACTGTGCAGATCACAACCGGTCCGGTGCTGCAGCAGGGCGGCCAGCGGTACGTCACGATTGAGGATCTCGAGCGTTCGCTCAACTCTCTTGCCGCCAACCTGTTGGGCAACAACCGCAGCTTCGCTGGCCGTCGCTTCCAAGGTGCGATCTGATGAGCAATCGCGGCCAAGCGCAATACCTGCGGATCTACGAAGGCACCACCACCTACCAGCGTTGGCAGGGCTACTACGTCAACACCACCGTCACGTGGGACAGCGCCAGCTGGGTTTATCGCCCGTTTGCCGTCAACGGTCTGATCGGCGGCACACCTGGCACTGACGTTGGCATCACGATCGAGGCGCCTGCCACAGAGTCGATCCTGCAGGCCTTCAAGGATGCGTTGAACTTCAATCGGCTGATCGAGATCAAGCTGTATGAGTTCGACACGCGGCTCACGAATGCGGCGCCGCAGGCTGGCCAGCTGCTGATCGGCACTTACGTTGGTGAGGCCGTCAGCATGGGTGGATCGTTCTCGTTGATCGAGCTCCGCCTAGGCTCTACGCTGGCCCCAGTAGGTGCGCAGATCCCGCCGCGCAAGTACACCAATCGACTGATCGGCGCACCGATTCGGATGTAAGGCATGGCCAGCACAAGCATCACGATCAGCGCACCACTGACCCTTCTGCCTGAGCAGAGCGCACCAGCTAGCGAAGGCGCAGCGGAAGGTTACAGCGCACTGGATAGCCGCCAGCGCAGCATCGTGATCGGTGAGACGGTGCCGATTGTGTTCGGCAAGCGTGTAACACGCACCACCTACAAGTGGAATCTCGACGTCTCGACAGCGATTGTCTACGAAGTGGGCGGCGTGTTCGTGAGCCCCGGCGCGACGGAGGGACGTTTTCAAAACAATGGCACCACCAATGAGTTGGCGGTGAAGCTGCACCTCGTGCTTAGCCAAGGCGATATGCCGCAGCTGCAGGTGCGTGATGTGTTTCAGCGCGCCTGCAGGGTTGGCACATGGGCGCAAACCTATGACCAGCGTGCTGGCACCTGGACACCTGGCAACTTCATCACGCCAGTGACTGGTTTCGATCTATGGCCCTGCCCTGCGTTCTGTGGCACCAGCGGCTATTACGACGATCTGACAACACTGAGCTATGAGAACAGCCATGCCGATGGCGACGACACATGGGACCGGCAGGTGCATTGCTTTGTGCGCCAAGGCATCATCGTTGATCGGCTGATTGAAGGCACAACAGGATCAAGCAACAATGTCTGTGATCTGGCGATCTATCTGATCAATCAGTCCAGCCGGTTCCCTGATGCGCTGATCGATACGGCCACGTTCACAGCCGCGGCCAACTTCACCGAGACCCAACAGCTCTACTACAACGGCATCGTCGAATCGTCGCAGAACCTAGAAGACTGGCTGCAATCAAAAAGCCTGTACTTCCTGCTGCGCGTCAGCGACAAGAACGGCAAGAAAGCATTTAGGCCGCGACTGCCCTATACCGATGCCTATGCCATCGACACCACTGCTATCGAGTGGGTGTTCGGCTTCACTGAGGATCATGTGCTGCCGGATGGATTCGAGATTGAGTTCATCCCATACGCTGATCGTCGGCCGACAGCGATGCAGATGCTGTGGCGGCAGCAGCCCGATGATGACATCGGCATCATCCGCACCACCGTTGTACGGCTGCCTGGCACCGGCGTTGATGCACCGATTGAGCAGCATGATTTAAGCGAGTTCTGTACGTCAGAGCTTCACGCCGCAAAGGTGGGCGCTTACCTAGCAGCACGGCGGATCTTCATCACGCACACGTTGCGCATCCGTGTGCGGCCAGATGCGTTCAACAGCACGCTTACGCTGGGCGATGTAGTGCGTGTTCGGTTGCGGCGCGAAACGGATCTCGATGCCGTCACATACCACGACTACTTGTATGAGGTGGAGCGGATCAACAAAAGCCTAAGCGGTGCGGTTGAGCTTGATCTGATTCACTACCCAATTGATGCCAACGGCCGCAGCATCGTGGCGCTTTATGTGGCCGGCACCACGATCAACGGCTTTGAATATCCCACCGGTCGCGGTGACTTCACCTGTGATGTGAACGATCCTGAGGATGAGGATCCGATTCCTGATGAAGGCGGCACACCTGGCGGCTTGCCGGATGATTTCCCGGACGACGTGGAGCCCGATCCTGACAGCCCAGAATGGCCAGCCAACGTGCCAGATCCCGAGTTTCCTGCTGGCACCGAGAACCCTGACGATGCGGATGCGGAAGGCGGCCGTGATGCTGCGCCTGGTGGCGGCGGCACTGGTGGGATTGACAATCCAGAGGATCCGATCGACAGCGTGCCAGATAGCGCAGCCGGCGGCGGTGGCACCATCAGGGGCATCCCGACAGATCGCCCGCTGCTGCCGGGTGATGAGATCACCTACACACCGCCGTGCTGCCCGGCTGAGGTGAAGATGTATGCCATCGACTATGACACTGGCGTCAGGCTACAAGAGGCGCCGGTTGCGGTTGGCACGGCGATTGTGGGCGACTGCGAGGTCAGGTTTGAACTGTTTAACGAATACTTGTTCGACACTGCAACAGCGTTTGAGTTTACGCATCGCTGCGTGGATCCTGGCTCGCCTGATGGGTATGGCGCTGAGTTGGCAGGCGGGGCGACCCCGGCAATAGGCGGTGAAGATGGCGCGGAAGCAGCTATTACAGCTGATCCGCCTGCGGCAACTCAGTTTGAAGTCTTCATGCCTTTAGAGGTTTATAGCCAGTATAGGTATATAACGTCAATTACCGGCCCACTTTTTTATCTAGAGGAGGGAACATTTGTGTTAAGCGGCACTACGTACAATCGCCGTATCCGCCTTCGTTGGACGGATACAAACGGCATCGTTCAAGATGTTGTCCCGAGTTTCTTCGGCGTAAGACAAAGCCCTGGAACCGCTGACAATAAACCTTGGGGATGCTCTTTGCAGGTTGCTGCTACAGGTCAACCTTGGCCTTTTATCAACTAATGGCCACCTTCCCCGCGCTAAACCCAAGCACCCGCACCTACACGCCGGCCAGCAGCCCGAACACTGCGCTGCGTGTGCTCACCGGCTACGAGTCTTCCGTGCGCCATAGCAGCAGCAGTGTTGGCCATCGCTTGCGCATGACGTTCAATCTTCTTAGCCGCGCTGATCATTACAGCCTGATCAGTCACTACGCGCTGCATGGTCGGTTCGAGGCGTTTGATCTGGACAGCGCCACGCTGGTCGGGTCCGGCCTCACCTTCCCTAGTGGCTATCAGTGGATCTATGTCTCGCCGCCAGAGACTGAGGAGGTCTGCGATCAGATCTACACCACAGTGGAGCTGGAGCTGATTCCGCCAACCTTTGAGACCGCCGACATTTCAACCTGCCCGACAGCAGACAATGCCAACTCAGGCGGTGCCGGCACCTACACCAAGACAATCGACATCGGTAGCGGCGCTGGATCATTCCAGCTCACCTACAATTTCTTCACCGTGGCAGATCGCATTCTGATCACAGGTGCTGCAAGCTACGACAGCGGCATTGTGTCAGGCTCGCACACTGTGACCGTTACCAAGACCAGCACCAGCCGCTACATCACCGTGACGATCTTTGCGCCGACGGCTGGGACAGCATGGGAGTACACCGTCGGATGCACTAGCTAGCCATGGCTGACTTCCCCTCGCTCTACGCTGACGCCATCAGCTATGACATCGGTGCGCTGAACATCAGCGAGGAGCCGACCATCGGCGCTGGCCCGATCCGGTTCCGCCATTCGCTCCGAACCACCGGCGGCATTGTGCGGCTCAGCTACGCGAACCTGACGCAGGCGCAGATGCAGCAGATCCGCGACCACTGGACTGATAGCGATGGCACGCACCGTTACTTCGCAGTGCCAACCGCAATCTGGGGTGGTGCGCCAGTAGGCGAGGCAACCTCCGTCTTTAGGTATGACGAACCGCCAGAGGAAGAACAGCTCGGTGTGTTCTTCAATGTCACCGTCAGCCTGCGGATGCTGTTCGGTATCAACCTGCTCTACATCTTGGCTGGCGGCACTGCTGCTGCACGCACGGTTGCGGCATTCCAATCGTTTGCCTTCACAGGAAACGCGCCGTTTATCCTGAACGGAGGCCACGCTGATCGCACTGATCCTGCGGCCACACTCATTCTCAAAGGCGGAGGCGCTAGCCGGTGACCACACCTACCACTGTTCAGGTACAGATCCAGCTTCGTGGTGATACCGCATCGAATTGGACAGCAGCTAATCCAGTCCTGCTGAACAATGAGCTGGGACTGGAGACTGACACCAAAAAGCTGAAGGTAGGCAATGGCAGCACCGCTTGGAACAGCCTCGCTTACTTTCCGTCCATCGTCACCGGTGGCACGGTTCTCGGCAACCTTGAGATTGGCACCACCGGCACGCTGACTTTTGAGGGCAGCAGCGCCGATAACTTTGAAACCACGCTTGGGGTGATCAACCCTACGGCTGATCGCACGATCAACCTGCCCAATCAGAGCGGCACCGTGGTGGTGAGCGGTAACGCCACCATCGTTGATGCGGACATTGCCGCCAATGCTGAAATCGCCGTCAGCAAGCTGGCCGATGGTGCTGCCCGCCAACTGCTGCAGACCGACGCTGCCGGTACCGGCGTTGAGTGGACCAGCAACGTAGACGTGCCTGGCACGCTGGACGTAACAGGTGCCGCCACATTCGATGCAGCGGTCACGATCGCTGGTGATCTGACCGTCAACGGTACAACCACCAACATCAACACGCAGAACCTTGTCGTCGAAGACAAGAACATCATCCTCGCGGATGTTGCCAGCCCTACTGATGTCACAGCAGACGGCGGCGGCATCACGCTGAAAGGCGCTACTGACAAGACGATCACCTGGAGCGACACCACCGACGCATGGACTAGCAATCAGGTGCTCGATGTGCCTGCGGGCAGTGCTGCAACGCCATCGCTGATCTTCGGTGCGGACGTTAATACCGGCATCTACTCCCCCGGCGCAGATCAAGTAGCCATCTCGACTAATGGCACTGGGCGGTTGTTTGTTGATGCGAGTGGGAATGTTGGAATCAATGTTGCCTCTCCAGGTAGTTTTGAACCTGGCGCTAGAAATCTTGTTGTTGGCAGCGGTTCTGGCGATAACGGATTGAGTATTTATTCAGCCACCACTGGTCAAGGGATTATCTATTTTGCTGATGGAACTACAGGAGCGCAAAAATATACAGGATTTATTGCCTATGACCATAGTACAAATGCGCTCAGATTCGGTGCTAATGACGGCAATGAACGAATGCGCCTGGACTCCAGTGGCCGCTTAGGTCTGGGGACTAGTAGCCCTACAACAACATTTGATTGCCGGGGAGTCATTTCGACTAACGATGCGCTTTACTGTTACAACAGCGCAAGGGACGGACTGGGTATTTGGTACAACCCTGGTGGAGCTGGGGTCAACCAATTAACAGCGCGCGTTAATGGCGGAGACAGGCTCACAATTGACTCCTCAGGCAACGTAGGGATTGGCACTACTTCGCCTGGAAGTTATAGCTCTGCCGCAAATCAATTAGTTGTTGGCAGCGCTTCTGGCAATCAAGGCATCACTATTGCAGCAGGTTCTAGTTCGTATTCAGCGGTTTATTTTGCAGACGGAACAGCCGGGACGGAGCCATACCGAGGTATTGTCGGCTATAACCACGCTTCTGATGGATTAGAGTTTTATACTGCCGGACTTTTGCGGTCCACTATTGACTCGTCGGGACGCCTGTTAGTTGGCACGTCTTCTGGGTCTTTCTCAACAACAGTTAAGCTTCAAGGAAATAGCGGAGCATCTACAGGCGAATCTCGCATTAGGTTTTGCCGTGGTCAAGCAACTCCTGCAGATGGTGCTGCTCTTGGAATTATCGGGTTTTCCGACAATACCGAAACTCCTAGTGCGGAGATTGTTGCTCAACGCGATGGAGGCACCTGGAGTGCATCTTCTGTTCCAGGTAGATTAGTGTTCTCCGTTACAAGTGATAACAGCGCATCACCAACGGAAGCAATGCGGATTGGATCAGATCAGTCAATACGAACTTACGCATCTGGAACAGCACTTGCCTTAAGCACTGCTGCAGCGGCTGGAACTACATCAGCACTAATTTGGGGTCGTTATTCGGCCACAGCAGTCAACACTGGCACAACCTCCTTTTATGTTTGGTCAAACGGCAACGTCCAAAACACCAACAACTCCTACGGCGCCATCTCTGACATTAAGCTGAAAGAGAACATTATTGACGCTGGCTCGCAGTGGGATGACCTAAAAGCCCTGCAGGTCCGCAAGTACAACTTCAAGGAAGGCCAGACCCACACTCAAATCGGCTTGATCGCACAAGAAGTCGAGCTAGTCTCCCCTGGCCTCGTGAGCGAAAGCCCTGACCGCGACGCAGATGGCAACGACCTCGGCACCGTCACCAAGAGCGTCAACTATTCGGTGCTTTACATAAAGGCAGTCAAGGCGCTGCAGGAAGCGATGGAGCGCATCGAAACCCTTGAGGCCAAAGTTGCAGCCCTTGAGGCCGCGTAGACCTACTCTCCTCTGTGTCTGAGTTAGTTACAATCAAGCTGTCGCCGGTGCATGGACTGGAAATGTCTGGTTGCCGCATCGGCTCTAAGTCCTAGCTTCCTAGGCCGGGAGGGTTGATCTCCTCCCGCAGTATTTAGCAAAGCGTCGTAGTCACCTTCTCTAGTCAACTCCTAATTTGATTCAAATTTGAAGTTGGCCAGTCCACGTCGCTAGGCGGGCAACCGGCCTACTCCTACTAACCTGCTACTGAACACGGTTTTTACCATGGCCACCACCTTTACGTGGGGTATCAACACCCTTGAACGCGAAACCGACGACGGCTTTGTTTTTACCGCTCACTACACCGTCAACGCTGAAGACGGCACCTATTCGGCTGGTGCGTACGGCAGCATCGGCTTTCAGCGCCCCGACAACCTGATCCCGTACAACCAACTCGACGAGCCAACTGTGATCGGCTGGGTCAAGGAAGCCCTAGGCGGTGACGAAAAGGTCGCCGAGATCGAGGCCGCACTCCAGCAGCAGCTGGATCAGCAGCGTCAGCCCGTCACCGGCCAAGGCCTGCCGTGGCAGTAAAAGCCAAGACCGGCACCGCTCGCGTCGAGCATCATGTCGGGCCACCTAAGACCACACGGCAAGGCTATGGCCAGCGGTCACGGCCGCGACGTCGCGGTAAAAAGCCCTTGCGCGGACAAGGTCGGTAAGCTGAACAGGTACCACCATGGCGCCATGGTCGAAGTGATCGCCGCCATTGCTGGCGCTTCAATTTCAGTTGCAGCCATGGGTGCTGCTGGCTTCAGCCGCAAATCAGATGAAGCCCGTGAGGCAGTAATCAGACTCACCTCAGCTGTGGAGCACATTGCTACGCAGCTAGAGGTGCTGCATCAAGACATCAAGGAAGATCGGCGCGAGACATTTACCCGCATATCGACGGTGGAGCAGCGCGTCTCTAAGTTGGAAGCACGTCCGCCATCCTGCTAGCCATGGATCATGCAAGCACCATTGCGGTGATCGCCATCCTTGTAGCAGCAGGCTCTGAGGTTATCGCCGTATCACCGCTCAAATCCAACAGCTGGCTGCAGCTGATCTTCCAAGCGCTGCGCATTATGTTCCCAAAGCAGCGCCGCTGAACCATGGCGAACGATGCGCCGATCACACTCCAACAGCTGTTCAAGTACTACAAGGGCCAGCCGCACCAGGCTGCAGCAATCCAGCAGCTAGAGGCTGACCTGGCCGCCAATGCCTACGACGCCGTGATGCGGCGCGATCGGGACTGGTTCCAAACCTGGAGCCAAGACGGCAAGCAAACCGATCTGGCCGCAGCCATTGCACTGATCAAGGAGTTTGAGGGCTGCCATCTCAGCGCATACCCTGACCCGCTCAGTGGTGGTGAACCGTGGACGATCGGCTACGGCACCACGCGCTACAGCAGCGGTACACCCGTGCAGCGCGGCGACAAGATCAATGTGATCGAGGCTGACATGCTGCTGCGCCTCGAGATTGACCGCATCACCGACAAGCTGCGCACTAACGTGCCGCATTGGAATGTGATGGATGACGATCAGCGTTCTGCGCTGGTGAGCTTTGCCTACAACCTTGGTGCTGGCTTCTACGGCTCCGCTGGATTTGAGACGATCAGCAGGTGCCTGCGTGATCGTGATTGGGCAGCAGTGCCCGCAGCGTTTGAGTTGTACCGCAACCCTGGCACCAACGTTGAAGCTGGCCTGCTGCGGCGGCGCCGGGCAGAAGGCAAACTTTGGGGGCAGCATCAGGCCGCGGCCGAACCGGAAACCGCGAAGCTCCGGCCTGGAAGTTCATTCACCGCACGCATCACGCCGCACATCAGGCTCGGGGAGTTTGCGCTCGATCAGGAGGCCAGGCGGTTTCAGCATCAGTACGAGCTGGACACAGCAGCGGAGTTGGCGGCATTTCTGGAGCGCGCTCGCACGGCATTCGGCGGGAAGCCGATCATCATCACCAGCGGCTTCAGGCCACCGGCTGTTAATCGCTCAGTTGGCGGCGCATCTGGATCGGAGCACCTTTACAACGCGCCAGGTGTCGGCGCTGTGGACTGGTACATCCAGGGAGTCGACATCTACAAGCTGCAGGAGTGGTGCATAAAGAACTGGCCATACAGCACCGGCAAGGGAGCGCCTAAAGGATTCATCCATACCGGCATCCGGCAAGGGCGGCCTAAGGTCGTCTGGGATTACAACTGACCCTGTGCTGCTACCTGATCACGAGATCCGCCGGCTGTGCAAGCAGCATTCAATGCTGCAGCCATACAACGAAGAGCAGCTCAACCCAGCCAGCTATGACGTGACGCTCGGCGGTCAGATCATGATGGAGGTGGCCAGCACACCAGAGCTGCAGAAGGTGCAGCTGCATGGCCACACGCAGCAGGATCCGTTCTGGATTCAGCCTGGTGAGTTCTTCCTGGCTGAAACTCAGGAGATCTTCAATCTGCCCAATCACGTCGGCGCTCAGTTCGTGCTCAAGTCCAGCCGTGCACGTGAGGGATGGGACCATGCGGAAGCCGGATGGGCGGATCCAGGGTGGTTCGGCAGCAGGCTCACCATGGAGCTGCGCAATCAGCGGCGCCTGCATCCGCTACCGATCTGGCCGGGCTTACGCATCGGGCAGATGAAGTTCCTGCTGGTGAGCGGCACCGTGGAACGCAGTTACGCCGAAACTGGCCGCTATAACGCAAATCTGGGTGTCACGGCATCCAAGGGGTAGCAAGCGGCGCCATGCGCAGTCGATAGATCTTGCCGGGTGCCTCAGCTGGATCATCCATCGGGATCATGGTGTAATCGTCGCAGCCGTGCGATTCAGCAAAGTGGCTGGCGGACTGATGGGTGATAAATGGCCCGATGTGCCACGGGCCGATGCGGAGGATGTATTGCATTGCGGGACCGTAGCGCGAATCATGCCGCTCAATCCCATAGCAATTCTGTAATCCCGTGAGACTCAGTGGCGACCGCTACCGTGGCACCAGCGGCGGCCAGTCCATGCCCGGTTACTACCTAGAGGTTTCCGCCAAGATCTTCATCCGATCAGACACGCCAGCCGATGACATACCTGGTGATGTCTACAGTCAAATCGCTGAGCATGTCCGATCCGATGAAGACATCATCGACATCGAAGTGAACTGCGTGCCGGTGCCTGAGGATCTCTGTGGATCGACACCGCATTGATGAGACCCGCCTGATCACCCGGCGATTAGCGCGTGATCAGATCCTCCTCGCCTGGAGCTACCGTTGCGCCTACTGCGGCGCGGATCTGGATCGCAGTCCAACGCTCGATCACATCATTCCCAAGGCGCATGGCGGGCTCACGGTGCCCAGCAACATGGTCGCCTGCTGCATGGGCTGCAACTGCTCCAAAGGCCACAAGCCTTGGGTGGACTGGTACCGCCAGCAGCCCTTTTGGTCAGCACTCGGCGAGTGGGCGATCGTGCAGTGGCTCACCAGCGGCGCTAATCTTGCGGCCTAGACCTTTCCTGAGGATCTAGGCGATCCCGTAGCGGCCGGCTGCGGGCACCAGGCTGGCACCGCGTGAGGACCATCCACCGGCCACATCATTAAGAGATGCACCCAGTCGGGAATCGAACCCGCATCGCCCCGCAGCGGCGGTGGCCGTCCTATCCATTGGCTCGGACTGGGTGAGCCCGATGCACAAGGCAGAGCGGGAACACGATCACGCTACGGCAGAATCCTGCTGCACACCCACAGCGCGATCAGGCACGTCGCCCAATACTCCACCACCAAGATCAGCACGTCGCGGAGCATCAGCGGCCGAGCAGGTAGTCAAGGTAAAGCTCCGCCTGCCACAGGTCGCTTGAATAGCGGCAGGTGCCACCGACACAGCTGCGGTAATACACCTCACCCTTCACGGGCATGATCGTTTCGATGCTGCCGCCGTCTCGATCAGTGCGGCTGATGACTTCCGGGCCGAACATACAGCTCACACCTGGCCGCGAAACGGCCGCCGCTTCTCTTTGATTCTGGCAACTCCAATCCGCAGCGCTGATGGCGCATCTGCCAATGCTGGCAATCCCAGCACATCAGCGGCTCACCGGCAGGACGCAACCGGGCGCGCGCAGCTTGGTAGATGTGTTGCGCTTTGATCAGTGCGGCCTGCAGCTGCACCGTGCCGGTATCCATCTCGATCTGATGTTCAGGCTTTGGGCCAAGCACCACGCGCGCGTGCCATGTTTGGTCGGATCGGCTGCACAGCAGCAGTAGACGGCCGCCGTGCAGGCTGATCACTCCTCTTCTCCGTGACTCGGCAGGTGGAAGAGACGCTCGAGCGTCATGCTGGCCGGCTCGGGCTCACCGCTGGTGACGTGTGCCGCCACTGGATCGGCTGGGTTGGCCGCCACAAACACGGTCGGCCAGTGCAATTCCTTCACCACCACCAGACTGGTGCGGGGACTGCGCACCAGTACCCACAGCGCAGCGCGCTCGAGCAGGTTCAGGCCGGGCAGGTGCATCATGCCTCCAGTTTGGCGATCAATCGATCGAGATACCACCGGCACTTGCGCGCATCCTGCAGGGCATTGCCCTTGCACCAGATGCGCAGCAGATACTTGAGCGCCTGGCCGTGCAGGTAGGCGGGCACCATGTGCGGCGCGTCCGCGATGGCGGCCTCGATCACGTCGATGGCCTCAACCGGACCGCGCTTGTAGTGATCCGGGTTGATCTGGTCAGTCATCGAGCCAGCTCCATGCGATGCGTTTGCAGATGCGCCATGCGTGTTTCTCGTCTACATCGAATTCAGCCGCCAGCTGGCGGTAGCTCCACCCCTCGGTGCGGAGCCGGCGCAGCTTGCGCACCAGCTCCGGCGTGAGGATCGCGGCGATGTTCTCCTCGCCAGCCTTGAATGGCCGGCTCATCGCCACTTCTCCCCCAGCAGCTGCTGCCGGCAGATCTCGATCGCCTGCTGCGCCTGCTTTTGGCTGAACACCGACTCGGTGGCATCCATGGCACGCACCACGCGGGCAAGCAGCTCGGGGTAGCTGGTGTCGCGGAAGTTGGCGGCGATGTCAGCGCAGAACTCCTGCCACAGGCCGGTGTAAGTGCAGCAGGTGCGGCCGCTGCGTTCATAGAGCGCGTCCATCATGTCGGCGCGCTGCTGGTCGAGCTGTTGTGCGTTCATGGTTCGAGGTGTTGGCGGATGCGGAGCAGCTCAGCGCAGAGCTGCTGGCGGTTGCAGATCCCAACGGTGCTGCACAGCTGGTCGATGCGGATGTCGATCAGCTGGCGGATGCGCTGGCGCTCCTCAGTCTGACCAGCGGTGAAGGCGCTGGTGTCGCTGAGCAGCTGCTCGATGCGGTGGCGGATGTCGCTCATGGATGGTCGATGGTGACGGTGGCGATGCCATCCAGCGGCACACCAAGGCGATGAGCAGCACCGGCGCTCAAGTCCAAGCTGGAGCAGTCACACCGATCGGTGACGCGCACGGTGAGCACACGGCCGCGGTGGCTGACGCGCACCGGCGTGCCGCAAGGCAACCATGGATGTGCGGCGCTGATGCCCCAGTGCTCGTAGGTGCCGCCGCATGCGGTCTGGCGGCCGTGGTACCAGCCGTCGTATACCGTGGCCGTCACCGAGCGCGCGTGGGCTGGCATGGCAGCCAGCAGCAGCGCTGCAGTCAGCAGGTGGCGCATCATCAGGCCACCTCCACTGCGGCGCCCGGCCAGCGGTTCTGTGCGTAGCGGACTGCGTGGCTCTTGCTCTCAGCACGTGTGATCCACGTCATCGGACGTGCGCCTTGCGGATAGACGATCAGCCGGAACTGACGCGTGCGTGCCTTGGCTGCTGGCCGGCTGATGCCTTCGCCATAGCAGCCGCCATCATGTTCATCATTGCGCCATTGGAAGAGGGCGCCTTTTACATCAGCCATAGGTGATCGACTCGGTGACGGTATCGGTGTTGATCCATTCGAGATCAGGCCATTGATGGCCGTATTCCTCAAACACTTTTGCCTTGGCGTCCGTGATGCTGACTGCCATCACGCAGTCGATCACGTTCGCGCTCTGAATGCGGAAGTAGTAGCGGCGCTCAGTCATGCCGCACCACCTGCTGCGTGCCGGAGTGTGTGGGCTGGTGGTGGGCACCGGACTCGATGCCGATCATGGCGAACACGCTCGCGGCGATCAGACAGCAGATGGCGTTATTGATGTGGTTGATCATGATGCGAGCGCCTTGCGGACGCGGTAGCGGGACAGGTTGAGGCGATCAGCGATCTGCTGCTGTGTGAGGCCAGTGCGCCGCAGGATGCGAACGCGGCGATCGTCGCTGGCAGTGAGCCAGTCGATCACTGCGACCACAAGCAGCAGCGGTAGGAACAGCTTCCAGATCACCAAGAAAGTGGCGGTAAGCATGGCTGGAGTGGATAGGTGTGCCCCTGCGATCGCAGCTCGCTGGGGCGGTAGTGGCTGGCTGCTCTCTTGTCCACAGCGGAGGATCCCGGGCGCGCTATCGGGCTTGTGGCCTAAATCCTTGTGCCCCCGAAGGGGCGGTGCCCTTAGAACCACTCCTCAAGCGCGGCCTGGGCGTTGCCCAGATCGTGCTCGATCGAGTCAGCCAGCGCGATGGCCTCTTGGGTCACCGCGAGCAGCTGCTCGGTAGAGCGGCTCCACGCCTCGAAGGCCGCGTCCACCTCAGCGATTAACGCTGCGGTTTCGGCCTCGCGGGCGAGGGCGTTGCGGGTGATGTCGTCCATGGGATCTCCGGTTGGTGGGTGAGCCCCCGGCGGGACTCATGGGTGCCGGGTGAAGGCCACCACCGGAGCGGGACGACGCCCGCGAGTATTCGGTTTTCAAGGATCAATGTTGTGCCGGACCAACCGGCGGTGTGGGCTTACTTAGGCCGTGTTGGGCTCGTGGTGACGCGTCGTGTACCCGGTTCCGCGGGGGAGATTGTTTAGCGAGGGATCCCCGCCCCTCGTGTCACCACTATACACCGTAGGCCGTGCACCGTGCACCGCTGCTGTCACACTTCGTTACGTCCCCAGCGGTCGCGCTCCTCCACCGCCTCCACACGCAGCTTGGTGTGCCCAGCGCTCAGCTCCAGCGGCACGCGCAGCACCGGCTTGTGCATGTGGGCAGCGCTCCAGCCCACCGCGTAATCAGGCACCGCAACCTCGACCGTAAACCACTTGTGGCCGCACTCCGCGCACTGGCGACGGCGCACAACTTGATCGCTCAGTCGATTGTTTGTAATCGGCACGCGCAGGGTCGTGCTTGAGCACTTCGGACAGTCCAAGGGCAACATGGGGGCACTGCGCCCCAAACGGAATGAATTTCGGTGAATGGATGGCAGTTCAGCTGACAGCTGAGCAGCAGTTTGAAATCGAAAAACAAGCCCGCACCCTGATTGCCAGTCCAGATGCAGGCGTGATGGCTGCGGCGCTCCTGAAGCAAGCCTGCTATCAGCAGCAGCTGCTGCAGCAGGCCGTCAACGAAATCGCCCGCCTTGAGTGCGAGCTGATGGGGCGTTAGAAGAACGGCTCTTCCATCACCTCCGCCACCACGCCATCGGTGGCGGCAGCCAAGCTCTGAGCAGCAGCAGCAGCAGCAGCCTGCGGCGGCTCCCATCCCATTGGCGGTTGCGCCACAGCGCTCACATAGGCAAGCCCCTTGCTGCTGGTTTTCTTCCAGCCGCTGATCGGTACCTGCACGCTGCCGTATTGATCTGGCGTCTGGCTAAGCACGAATGCGCAGAACGCATCGAGCTCCTCCACCTTCACGCTCATCATTCCGCTGAAATCCACCTTGCTCTCAGGCTTGGTGGATTTGAAAATTGCCAGGTTCAGCTTGAAGCTCATTGCTCTCCGGGGTTGATGGTGTTGGCCTGTTCGTATTGCTCCACCTCGGCCAAGGGGTAGAGCACGAAACCGGGCGTGCGGAAGTATGCAGGCCCCTTACCGGTCTTGCGCCATCGCAGCAGCGTGTCACGACTGACACCCCACCGCTCGCATAACTGCGTGGCGGTTAAGTAGTCAGAAGATCTCATCGTCATCCGTTGCAGCGGCTGCTGTTTCGGGCTGCAGCTTGGCATTCAGATCGGCCACGCTTGTGGTTGCAGGTGCTGCGCTCACCGTTACCGGCTGCACGTCCAACACCTCCTCCTGGCTCTGCATACCGAGCAGCATGTCACTCGCATACAGACGGCCCCAGAAGGCCGCGGCGCGGTAGCGAATCATCAACTCCGGCATGGTCTGCCACTTACTGCCGCTCTTGGTGGCCCATCCTTCCTTCTTCGCCATTGCCATGGTGACCGTTGGGCCTTTCAGCTCTTGGCTGCTGGCCAGATCGGTGGCGACCGCATAGCAGGCCAGGCCATCGCCTTCACCGCTCATCTCAAACCGCAACGGACTGAAGCGGCCGCAGCCGTTCACCATCGCAATGATGAAACTGCTGCTCCACGATGGGCGACCGTGGATCACGTGCAGATGCTGCATGGCAAGGAATGGACTGATGCCCATCCGGCCTGCGATCTCGAGCGCCACCAGGCAGTTGGCAAAACCCTGCTGCCCTTGGAACTGCGGCGGGATCAGTGTGCTGCTAGCCAGTGCCTTGGCGATCCGCTGCGCATCCTCGAAAGCCTGGATGCCCGAGAAGACTGAGCCTCCGGGTTGCGTGGTGGTGAGTGCTGTGGATTCAGTCATCAGTACGTCTCGATCTCGGTGATCTGTTGCTGCGCGCCACTGGCGCCCGTCATCCAACCCGGCAGGCTGATGGTCTCGATCTGATCGCTGTAGCTCGGCCAGCAATCAGCAGCACGGCAAACGGCCAGCTTGCCTAGATCCTTCATGGCCTGTTCGTAGCCGCGATCAGTCATCACTTCATCAGCGGCATAAACCGCCACGGCGTATGGCGCGGTCGATTCCACACAGATGAAGATGAACTGATCCGGGCGCTTGCCGGTGGCCTGCTCAACCCCGTTCAGATACCAAGCTGCCTGCACGTGGTAGCGGTAATCAGCGATGCTGCGCATGAAGCCCCGCGGGCTGGCGTCTCTGGTGGTCTTGAGATCCACCATGATGCTGCCGTCATCAGTCAGCCAATCCGGCCGGCACTTGCACTCCACCCCATAGGTGGCGTCCGTCCACATGTGCGTGGTCTCAGCCTTGCCCGGCAGGCCCAGCAGCATTGCTGCACCGGGATGGCGCATGATGCTGCGCCCCATGGCCATCACCACCTCGGCATCGTCGGCGGTGATCACGGTCTTGCCAGCAGCAGCAGCTTCGAATGCTGCATAAGACTCCTTGCCTGCCTTGGTGCGGCGATCCATGGCAGGCGCTACGGCGATCTCTTCATCCCACCTGCTCAGCTCGAGCACGTGCGTGTGAAGCGCAGTGCCAAGGCGCATGGCAGCAGATGGTTCCGGCGTGATGCGGTTCGGATCCAAGTAGCGCGACCAATAGTGCAGCCCTGATCGCGCGATGAGATCCAGGTGAGACTTTGAGACGGCCGGATGCGCGTGATACGCGGTGTTGTCCATAGTTGCGGGCAGTTGCGGCCAAATACTAGCAGTTGCGGCGAGATGCGCTACTGTGCCGAGCGCTGGGACACCCAGCCCGATCCTCCGCCTATGACCTACTCAGACTTTCTGGCTTCAAAGTCCACAGCCTGCCCACCAGCAGGATTTGATCCGGCATCCTTCACCGCGCCGCTGTTCCCCTTTCAGCGGGACATCGTGACCATGGCTTGCCGTGTTGGCAGGTTCTGCATCTGGGCTGACTGCGGCATGGGCAAAACCGCCATGCAGCTCGAATGGGCATCACAGGTCTGCCAACACACCAAAGGCAACGTGCTGGTGCTGGCACCGCTTGCCGTCGCACATCAGACCGTGCGCGAGGGCAACAAGTTCGGCATCCCATGCTCGTTCGCTGCCACGCAAGCTGAGGTCAAGCCCGGCATCACGATCACCAACTACGAGAAGCTGAGCCACTTCGATCCATCCGCCTTCGATGGCGTGGTGCTCGATGAGAGCAGCATCCTCAAGGCATACACCGGCAAGATCCGCAATCAGATCATCGAGTCCTTCGCGCAGACCTCATTCCGTCTGGCTTGCTCAGCCACACCAGCACCGAACGACCACATGGAGCTGGGCAACCATGCCGAGTTCATCGGCGTGATGACCCGCACCGAAATGCTGGCCATGTTCTTCGTGCATGACGGCGGCGACACCGCTAAGTGGCGGCTCAAGGGTCACGCACAATCCAAGTTCTGGGAGTGGGTCTGCAGTTGGGCGGTCACCATCCGCAAGCCGTCAGACCTTGGCTACGACGACGGCAGCTTCATCCTGCCGGCGTTGCAGATCAGTGACTGCACCGTTGAGACGCCACGTGATGCCGCAACTGATGATGCTGGCCAAATGGCGCTGTTCGCCATGGAGGCCCGCACGCTGAGCGATCAGCGGCAGGTGCGCAAGGCATCGCTCGATCTGCGCGTTGCAGCAGCAGCCACCCTGGCCAACAACAGCACCGAACAATGGTTGATCTGGTGTGACCTGAACGATGAATCCAAGGCGCTCACTGCTGCCATCCATGGCGCAGTCGAGGTCAGTGGTTCCGATTCAGATGATCACAAGCAGCAAGCCGCCATCGACTTCCAAGATGGCAACATCCGCGTGCTGGTCAGCAAGCCGAGCATCTTTGGCTTTGGCTTGAACTTCCAGGGCTGCCACAACGTTGCCTTCGTTGGTCTGTCCCACAGCTACGAGGCGTTCTACCAAGCTATCCGCCGCTGCTGGCGCTTCGGGCAACAGCAACCCGTCAACGCTCACATCATCTACGACGTGGCAGAAGGTCGCGTGATCGACAACATCCGTCGCAAAGAAGCGGACAGCATCGCCATGGCCGAATCAATGGTCACCATCATGAAGCAATCCACAATGGAACAACTCAAGAAGATTCAGCGCCAGGTCGCTCCACACATCACTGAGCACAAGACCGGCGACAGCTGGGATCTGTACATGGGCGACTGCGTTGAGAGCATCCGCCAGCTGGACTCTGATTCGATCCACTACAGCATTTTCAGCCCGCCGTTCGCGTCGCTCTACACCTACTCCAACAGCGACCGCGATATGGGCAACAGCCGCACCGAGCAGGAGTTTTTCGATCACTTTGCATTCCTCGCCAGCGAGCTGCACCGCGTGATGATGCCCGGCCGGCTGATCAGCTTCCATTGCATGAATCTGCCCAGCAGCAAAGAACGCGATGGCTTCATCGGCGTGAAAGACTTCCGCGGTGACATGCTGCGCATTTTCCAGGCTGCTGGTTTCGTGTTCCATAGCGAGGTGTGCATCTGGAAGGATCCCGTCACCGCAATGCAGCGCACCAAGGCAATCGGTCTGCTGCACAAACAAGTGCGCAAGGATTCAGCACTCAGCCGCCAAGGCATCCCTGACTACCTGGTGACCGTGCGCAAGCTGGGCGACAACACGGAGCCAGTGGCCGGCCCGTTCACTGAGTTTGCTGGTGAGAACCCACCAGCCAAGACCGGTGATGCGATCAAAGACTCGATCAACATCTGGCAGCGCTACGCCAGCCCCGTATGGATGGACATCAATCCATCAGACACGCTGCAATATCGCAGCGCTCGCGCCAATGAGGATGAGCGCCACATCTGCCCGCTGCAGCTAGAGGTGATACGCCGCGGCCTGCAGTTGTGGAGCAATCCTGGCGACGTGGTGCTGTCGCCGTTTGCCGGCATCGGCAGCGAGGGTTACGTCAGCCTTGAGATGGATCGCCGCTTCGTTGGCTTTGAACTGAAGCCCAGCTACTTCAACTGCGCTGTCAAGAATCTGACCAATGCACAAGCGGCAAAGCAGGCGGAGCTGCTGCCATGCAGCTGAGGTCTTACCAAGACCGCGCTATTGATGATCTGCGCTCGGCTTATCAGTCGGGCGCCCATGCACCGCTGATGGTCTTACCAACCGGCGGCGGCAAAACCTGCATCATTGCCGCGATCTCAGCCAATGCCGCAGCACGTGGCCGCCACGTCCTGATCCTGGTGCATCGCCGTGAGCTGATCCACCAGACCAGCAGCAAGCTCGCATGGGTCGGACTCGAGCACGGCATCATCGCCGCAGGCATTCCGCCATCAGATCACGCGGTACAGATCGCATCCGTCCAAACACTCGCTCGCCGGCTCAGCCGGCTGGACTGGCGGCCGACGCTGATCATCATCGATGAGGCCCACCACGCCACTGCGGGGCAGTGGGCGCGCATCCTCGATCATTGGCCCGATGCCTACCGCCTTGGTGTCACCGCCACGCCATGCCGTCTCGATGGTTGCGGACTGCGCGGCACTTTTGACACCATGGTCCTCGGCCCATCAGTGGCCGATCTGATCTTCACTGGCTACCTCTCGCCCGCACGGATCTACGCACCACCAGTGGTCGCTGATCTGCAGGGCATCCGCAGCCGTGGTGGTGACTACGCCAACGATCAGGCCGCGGCCGCTATGGATCGGCCAACAGTCACCGGTGACGCCATCAGCCATTACCAGCGCCTTGCAGCAGGCCAGCAGGCCATCGCCTTTTGCTGCAATGTCGCCCATGCCGTCTCAGTGTGCGACGCATTTAAGACGGCAGGTATTGGCGCTGAACTGTTGCTAGGCAATACTCCAGACCGCGAGCAGGTGGTAGCCGCCTTCGCCGCGCATCGCCTCCGCGTGCTCGTGACCGTGGATGTGGTCAGCGAAGGATTCGATGTCCCAGCCGCCAGCTGCGCCATCCTGCTCAGACCCACGCAATCACTAGGCCTTTACCTGCAGCAGGTCGGTCGTGTGCTGCGGCCAGCGCCTGGCAAGGAACACGCCGTCATCCTCGATCACGTCGGTAACGTCACCCGCCACGGATTCCCCGATGATCCGCGCGACTGGTCACTTGATGACCGTATGCGCCGCAGCAAGGGCACACCAGCGCCATCTGTACGTACATGCCCCGAATGCTTCGCAGCATTCAAGCCCGCGCCGATCTGTCCGGTGTGTGGGGCAGGCTGTGTGCCGATTAGATCGCGGGTCATACGCGAGATGGCTGGCGAGCTGCGTGAGCTCAAGCGCGAGGAAGTGCGCCAACGCACTGATGAGCGCCGGCAAGCACGCACCCTGCAACAACTCATTGCTGTCGGGCAAGCCAGAGGCATGAAGAATCCAGTTGGATGGGCGAAGCACGTTTACTTCGCCCGTGGCCAACGCTGAGACCACCCTTCAACAGCAAATCCGCCTAGCCGTTGGCACGCGATCTGATCTGAGATTGTTCCGCAATCAGGTCGGATCGCTCCCCGATCCACGCACCGGCCGTCTCGTCACCTTCGGCCTCGCCAAGGGCTCCGCTGACCTCATCGGCTGGCGCACCGTCACGGTCACCCCCGAGATGGTGGGCCAGCGCATCGCCGTGTTTACCAGCATCGAAATCAAGCTGCCTAATGGTCGCGTCAGACCCGAGCAACACGCCTGGCAGCGCACCGTATCGGCCGCCGGTGGCATCGCAGGCATCGCCCGCTCAGTGCAAGACGCAAACGAATTACTGAGATAACCTCCCAACCGTCCAAACCTTCTGGCAAGATCTGGCGGCATTGCATCTGTCGGTTGTCATCACTACTCGATCAGCTCTCACGCCTCCCAGATGGCTGGGGCTATGTCGCCGTAGGCCAAGGCAAGCGTCCCTATCAGCCCGGCTGGCAGAAGAACCCTCTCACCAAGCAGCAGCTCACCGCCGAGATCACTGCAGGCCGTGCCGTCGCCATCGGCGTGATCGCCGGGCCGCAGTCCGGTGGTCTCCTCTTCGTCGATCATGACGGCATCTCAGCCGGTGAGATCCTCGACAAGCTCGGTGTACCGCTTCGCGACCTGCCGAAGTCCTGGGCAGTCACATCAGGCCGCAACGGCCGCCTGCAGATCATCTACCGCGTCCCCGAGCAGTTCTGGTCGGACATCTCAACCCGGAAGTTCAAGACCGGGAAATTTGATGAGGAGGGCAAGCCCGAACAGCTCGAGCTCCGATGGTCCGGTTGCCAGTCCGTCGTCGCAGGTGCTCATCCCATCACCGGCGCCTACCGCTGGCTGAAGGGCCGCGAACCGGGCCGCCTACCGCTGGCTGAGGCACCCCTTGCGCTGATCGAGCAGATGCTGCCCCAGCAGCCGCCAGAGCCGCAGCCGATCCTGCCGCCTCCTCCACCACGGCAAACGGATCGCACCGATGAAGACTGGGCGCGCATCTGGCTCGATGCTCTCAGCCCCTCGCGCGCTGAGGACTACGACTACTGGATCGAAGTCGGGCAGTGCCTGCAGAGCGTCGGCGATCACATGCTTGCCGACTGGGATGCCTGGTCTCGGCAATCCGCCAAATGGGAGGCAGGCGCCTGCGACTACCACTGGCGCACCTTCTCCCCTGACGGCAAGCGCGACATCCGCCACCTCTGCAACCTCGCCAAGGAGGACGGCTGGCAACCGAAGCAACGCCAGCTGCCGCCAGTGCCCACCACCAAGGCCGCACCGCCTGCAAGGCAGCAGCAGCAACCCCAGCAGGCCGCTCCGATCGTGGACAAGCCCCACAAGCTCGAGGCCAAGGAGCTTCTCAACATGCTCCGCGTGCCAGACAAGAACAAGCTGCCGCGCTTTCGCTACAACGTCTTCACGCAGCAGATCGAGATCTACGGCAACGTCGCAGAAGGTGCCGAACGCTTTTACCTTCAGCTCTCAGAAGAGGGTTACAAAGTATCGAAGGAAATGGCACTGGACTGCCTCGTTCAGGTAGCCCGCGAAAACCCATACGATCCCGTCAAGCTCTACCTCGAGCACGTCGCCGCACAGGTGCAACCGACCTACATCGACCGGCTCGCATCAACCTACCTGCGGCCGATTGATGCCGATCTGAATGAGCCAACCCTTTACGATGCGATGATCAAGAAGACGCTGATCGGTGCAGTTCGGCGCATCTTTGAACCCGGATGCAAGCACGATTACGCCTGCGTCCTGATGGGTGATCAAGGCGCTCGAAAGTCATCCTTCTGGGCCGCCTTGGGTGGTCCGTTCTTCTCTGATGCACTGCGTGACATCAGCTCAAAAGATGACCTGATGGTGCTGCACCGCAGCTGGCTGATGGAGTGGGCCGAGCTCGATCACATCACCAACAAGAAGCACGCAGGGCAGGTGAAGGCTTTCCTTTCGCAGTCCACCGACATGTTCCGCGTGCCCTACGGCAAGGCCACAGAGGCCTTCCCGCGCCGCTGCATCATCGTGGGCTCCACCAACCGCGACAGCGGCTTTTTGGTCGATGAGACCGGCAACAGGCGCTTCTGGGTGATCCCGGTCACCTGCACACTCGCCAAGCCGATCGACGTGCCGAACCTCCTGCTCGAGCGGGACGCCATCTGGAGCGCCGCTGTGGCCGCTTACAAAGCCGGCGAGGGCAATGACCTCAAGGCTGAGCAGCACGCAGCCGTGGAGGCCGAGAACGAGACCTATCTGGTCAGCAACCCGTGGCTCAACGCCGTGGAGCAATACCTGGCACGTCGGCCATCCGTCGATCAGCTCACCTCGGAGGAGATCCTGCTGCAGGCCATCCAGAAGCCGCTGGAGCGCCAGACCCGCGCAGACCAGATGCAGGTGGCCTCGATTCTCAAGGATCTCGGATGGGTCAAGAAACGAGAGCCGAAAGGCCGCCGCAGGTGGTTCTACACACTGCCTTAGGGCAGGTTGGACGGGTCAGACGGCGAAACCCATTGCAAACACTAGATTTTGTGCTCGTCCAACCCGTCTGACGTCCGACTTCGCCTATAGGAGTTACCCGCGTGTCCCTGCCCTCCCCCTTACCTACCTATTTATTTATACTCTTTTAGAGAGGTTAGGAGGTTAGACGGTTGGGAAAATCCTTGTGCTGCAGTGGGTCTCCCGTCCTAACGGGGTAAATTGAGGTTGGACGGGCTGAAAACAGGCGCAAGGCGCTGGAAGTGCTACGGTCACACCGAGTTCACCGCTCCGGGGAGCCCCTGCTGCTGACGCGGTAGGGGCTTTCTGCTGTAGCCTCGTGGCCGGTGAACTCAAGCAACCATGCACCTAGCAGCAGCCGGCGCTGAAGCGCTACTGGCCGAACGCACGCTCACAGAGCTGTCGTCTCACTACCTCATCACCGAGCAGGTGATCGGAACACACCCCACAGGCAAGCGCCTGCGCATCGACGCAATCCTTCGGCCGCTTGATCCTTCGCCTTGGTCCCGTGCAGACATTGCGCTCGGCATTGAGTTCAAGGCGCCCACCGATCGGGATCAAGGTCGTCGCGATCGAAAGGAGAACGCCAAGATCATCAGCCAGTGCATCGACTACTCGCTCGTTGAGTGGGAGGGCTTCGGCAATGTGCCGATCTTCTTCTGCCCCGGCTTTGCAGAGATCAGAAACCATGTAGACCAGTTCGATCCGCTTGGTCTTGATGAACAGGACTACCGGACCGGCTTCACCAACGGGATCGGTTTTCTGATGGCCGCCGTGATGGGGCAGAACAACGTCGGCGAGATGGTGCACTCCGATCACCTCGGCTGGGCATTTCTCATCAACGGCAGCCACCGCATCTGGTCGCAGCGCTACGGCATCGGCGAAGGCAAGCGCAACAAGCTGATCAGGCAGGTCGGCTCCCGCTAGCTCACCGCTTCTCGCTGGATGGGGCGGGCTGCCGCCCCTACCCTTGGCACATGGCAGGCCTCTCCATCGCGATCAACAGCAACCTGGACAAGGCCAGCAGCTGGGCCGGTGCCATGACCAAACAGATGCGCTTCGCTGCATCCGTCGCACTCAACGACACAGCCTTCGACGCACGCGGCTCCATCAACAACGCCACACGCCAATACCTGGATCAGCCCGTTAAGTTCACCCAGACCGCCTACCGCGTACAGAAGGCCACTAAGGCCACCCTTGAAGCCGTCGTCCTACCTGAAGCCCTCAGGCGCCGTTACCTGCGCTTTGCGGTGCATGGTGGCACTAGACCCCAAAAGGGATTCGAGAAGCGCTTCCTGGGCGACGTGGTGGCCTCTGGTGGCGTTCCGCCTAACGCACAGCTGGTGCCCACCTCACTGGTCAAGCTCACAGCACAAGGCAACGTCTCCCTATCAACCATCCGGTCCATACAGAAAGGCCTCTCCACTACCAACAAGAGGGGGGGCTTCTTCTATGGCACCCCCCGGGGTGGTGATCGCCCCCCCGGTATCTATCGCCGCTCTCGCCTCCAGCTGTTCCCCTACTTCATCGCGACCACCGACGAAGGCAGCTACACGCCACGCTTCCCCATCGACGACATCGCAGCCAAGGTGGTGCAGCGCCGTTACAGCACCTACTTCGAGACCGCACTGCAACGCGCCATCGCGACCGCAAGGTGATCAGCGAATTGATTTCATTCGCATCGCATCGCACCAGCTGGCACGGCAAGGCGTCACGTCATCGCGTCGCTTCAATCGTCTGGCGCCCCCGCTCCCCCCGTCCGGTTGACCGCTTGCCGTCGTTGCGCGCGACAAAATGGGTCCTCCCCCGC